GTCGTTTCTAATAAATGTTCTTAATACAGCATGTGATGCTGGAACAACCACTGCGTTACCTGATAAGTCATTAGCTCTTGCTGATGGATAAAATACAGCCGCATATGGGTCATTTGTTGCTAGACCGTCTTCACCGTCTGTACCTTGACCACCTGCGTCAGTTGCCCAGTTAATTAATGCAGATGAGTTATCTGTTAATCTAAATGGTGTATCACCAATAACAAAACCTGTGTTGTTTCTGTCATTGTTTAGTGCTACCATATTTTGAAGTAATTCAGGATACCCTGGAGCCGCTAATAAGTTAAATGTTCTTTGTTCTTCACGAATGTCAGTATTTGAGTCAATACCTGCTTTCAGTGCCGCAACAACCATTTGACGTTGTGCTTTACGTCCCATATATGGAGAACCATCTGCTTTGTTACCTGATACTGTTACCCACGTATCTTTATTTGTTGGTAAACTATCATTTGGGAAGTCAGTTGCGTTAAAGTAATTTACTTTGTATTCTTTAACTGTATAGCCTGAACGTCTTGTATTGAATAATAATGTACCTGCTGGGTACAAATTCTCATCCGGAGCATCAACGTCTAAGTAGTTACTTGTTGCTAACGCTTTAATTGTAGCAATATCACCTGTAACTGCATCAACGTCTGTTGTTGACCAACGAGCATCACCAAATACAATACCGTTTTCAGTAGTTTGATCTGTATTATCAATAGTTACCCATTGATCTGTACCGTCTACTGATTCCCAACGTTTAACCATTGGATAGTTTTCTAAGTCTGCTGTGTCTAACCATAAGTCACCGTAGGCTAATGATGTTGTACCGTCTGACTGTGTAGTTGGAGCACTTGCTGAAACTTGGCAACCATTAACATCCGTGCCTGTTAAGTCAAAGCCACGCACATCATTTGAAACTGTTCTATAGCCTTTCCAGTTTGAACCATCATGTACCATGATATCTACTTCATCAATTGCTGAATGATACCATAATGTACCGTTTGCTGGATCTTGTGTTGGTTCTGTTGCTTTTGCTTCGTATGTTAGTGTGTTCCAGTTTGAGAATAAAACTGTTGATCCGTCTGCTTTTGTTCTAGTATTTGCAGTTAGATCTGCTGGATCTGTAACACCAAACGCATCTAGTGTTGGTGAACCTGATGTATCTTTAATTTCAATGGCACCACCTTGTGTGTGTTTGATTGTTAGGTAACCATCAGTTACACTAGCAACAGTGTTAGCAACATTGGCCGCATTAAATGCCGCCGCATAATCATCAATTGTTGTACCACCTAATGTAGCAGTAACTGGTGTTGACATTGTTGTTGAGCCTTTAACACTTGCTGAAATTGTAAATGTTTCTGCATTTGTTAATGTTGGATTTGCTACGTTTGAAACAACTACTGTGTCGCCTGTTTGTGAGCGTACATGTAATTTCAATGTAGCAGTGTAGTTTTCTGACCAATCTAAATAGCCGTATACAACACCTGCTGAAATATTTCTACCACCACCGGCTGGATCAAGTTCTTTGTTTGCTGTGGCATCGTCAGCATATAAAGGAACTGTTAATGTAGCCCATGTATCTGTGCCTTCATCGTATTGTTTAACAACCATGTTAGCACCTTGGTTAACTGATGTTGTTTTCTGCCATAAAGAACCTGTTGGTCTTGGAGCAGTATCAGTTGTTTTCCAACGTGGTAATGATGTATGCTTAGCCTGTGTAAATTCAGGAGCATAATATGTACCTGCTGTAATGCTTAAATCTGTTAACAGTGTACCTGTACCGTTAGCAATAGTCCAAGCACCGTCTGCTGATGAACCTTCTGGAGTAACATCACTGTCAGCATAAATTTCTAATTTACCGTCTACTGCGGCCGCTGTAATACCAGTAATTCCGTTACTGTTAATGTCACTTGCTAATGTTGAAACAGTTGTACCTGAAGCTGTAACTGTTGTACCGTTAATTACTAGAGTGTGACCTGCTGTTAATGTTGGGTTTGTTGTTCCACTCTGTACTGAGTAGTGTGCATTTTGCCAATCATCTGAACCAACCAACACCCATGTGTTATCTGATTTTTTATAGTAAACTGGGTTTGCTGTGTTTGTTGTAACAACTGCATAATCACCAACAGCGCCTACTGATGATTTAGGAACACCGCCTGTTAAGTCATCTGTTGAAGTAATTGCTAGTGGTACTTTGTTTGTAAATTTACCTGTTGCTTTGTTCCACTCAAATAAACCCCATAATGTTTCTGATGTATCTAACCAGTATGAGTTATCGTCAGCGTCACCAACTGGTCTAGTTAGTCTTGCTGATAATGCCGCTAGGTCAACGTCAACACGTTGTACATAAGCTCTGTTAGAAACACCCAATACTGAGTGAGCGGCTAATAAGCCATATTCGTTTAGTTCATAACCGTTTAATGGAGTACCATTTGTTGTTGAATAAAAGAATGGGCTACCATATAATGATGCTAATTCTCTTTGGCTAGTAACTAATTGTACTTTGTTTGCGTTAGCGGCTGTCGTTGCTGTCGCTACGCCTGCTCCTGTACCACTTACTTTATTTTGTGCTGTTGCAATAAGTATGTAAGGAACTGAATTCGTTGAGGCAGGTAAGTATTGACTTTCATCAACTACACTTACTTCTACGCCTGGGGATACTAATGCCATAATATTTTCCTCTTAATATATTCAGTCTATTAACTGTTACGAATATTTATGCGATTAGCAATAAAAACGCCTAATTACAGAGCCTTTGCAAAGGTTTACGTATAAATACCTACATGCAACGCCCTATATGCCAGGCCTGTAATCATCATCCGGCCGCTATCAACTATAAGAAGGAAGGTAAGACACATTACCGTAGCCGTTGTGCGATCTGCATAAACAAAAACAAGAAAATTAAAACACCAACCCCACGCTGGTTACTCAAAGGATATAAGAAAAGAACTAGTTGTGACCTCTGTAGTTTTAGAGCAAAACATGGTAGTCAAATACAGGTCTATCACATAGACGGTAATCTAAATAACAACGAATTAATTAATTTAAGATCAGTTTGTTTAAACTGTGGTGTGCTTATACAACGGCAGGATTCGACATGGAAGCCTGGAGATCTTGCTCCAGATGTTTAACACTAACAAGTTTTTCTACTTGAGCATATAAATCATCTAACGACCCATTGTTGTCTAGTGTAACATCAAAATCTGTACCTACCCAATCATATTCTGAACGGTGTACTTTATAAACATGTTCTAGATTTTGTCTAGCATTTGCCACGGCTAGTTTATCTTTATATGTGTTTGCTTTAATTGCTTCTGTGTACCACTCAGGTCTATCACCTCTAACTACTTGAACACAGACAGCACCTAGATCTTTTAACATTCTGACTTCATTTTTAAAACGGACATCTGAGATAACAATGTCGTCATCTGTTTTACGTAGTTTATTTTCTAAACTTGCTAACCACATATCATCATGAAACTGTCCTCTGATGACATCTGTGCCAACATGCTGTAGAATCCAGCGTGGTGTTAAGTGCGGTATTCCTAAACGTTCTGCCCACCATTCGTCTACTTGTTCACGCCACTCTCTACTTGATTTTGAACGTCCTTCTAGCATTTCACGGTCCCAACCAAATATTTCACACATAGCATTTTTTAAGTTGCCTGCAAAACTTTCTCTTCTAAACTCATGTAGGTTAACAAGATAGTCTGCTACTGTGTCTTTACCTGATCCTATAAGTCCGCTAATTGCTATAATCATTTTAACCTCTGTACTCCTAGGTGTTTAATACATGATTGTAACATAGTTATTTGACGTTTACAATCATCTAAAGCATGGTGGCTTGCTGACTTAACTTCGGGCATGTCTGGCCATAGTGCATATACAGTTCTAGCATCACGGACATTCCAAAATTTCCAAGGCAGTGCAATACCGTATTCTTTGAATGCGTGTTCTAGTATGTTCATATCAAAGCAAATACCATTAGCCCATACTTTGTTGCTTTGCCATATTAATTTACCTAGTTCTTCTAAACACTCGTGCAGACTGCGTCTGCCTATTTCTTCAAATACTTCTTTTTGTGCTTCAGGAACTTGGTGTGCCCACCATTCAATGGTGTTGTCGTCTGTCTTACGATTTGGTTGGCTTTCGGGTGTTACTCTAGCATAAAAATGCCTGTCAGGCCAGCCCGTAGATAGTGGGTCAAAGGCCTGAGCCGCTATTGTCATAATCATAGCGTCAGGGCCTGTAGCCAGAGTTTCAATGTCAATCATTAAATCCATACTAGTATTATACTACCATTGGATTATAATGTCAACCTTATTTGAATTTTCTTGCTTTACGTTGAGGACGTGTTGGACGTGTTGGTCTTGTAGGACGTTTTTGTGTTACTGATTTACGTTTGAGTGCGTGTTTCTGTAAGTCTCTGCGATGAAACTTATTTAGAGCCTGCATGATCTTACTTGCTACATTTAACTTTTTAGTCTTTTTAGCCTTACGTGCTTGTCTAATTTTAGTTCTAGCACGAGTCTTTTTCATTTGAGCTCGTTTTTTAACATCAATTGATCCACCACAGTCTGCAGGTTTTGCTACAATACGACCAGCTCTTGGTCCTGCATCACAACGCCATTTTTGTTTTACAGATGCTTTTCCGCCTGCACCACCTTTGGCTGTACGAGCATAGACAACACCCTCTGTGATGATTTCTGATATTTTCATTAACCAATTACCCAAGTTAATGGTTGTGAGTGATCTGTGTATGTTGCTAAGTCGTCAATTAGTTTGTCCATTTCTGCTTGTGCTTCTGCTTTCATTGAAGAGCCATTAAGTGCTGTACCACCTTGAGGACCTGCAATTGAAGCAAACTTCTCTCTGGCTTCACCGATAATCATTTTACTTGCGGCAAAAGTATAATCTCTCAACCACTGCTTCATAGCATTGTCTTGTAGTAAAATAATTTCTGGTTTTAGGTTATAAGTCCAAAGTAGTATTTGTTCACCTGATGATTTAGGATCACGCACTAAACTTAATACTTTAGTCACAGGATTGAATGTGTAGTTCATAAAACCACCAAACATTCTTGCGGCCATTTCTACATACTGTGTGTACATGTCATAGGTTGCTAGACCGCCACCATATGAATAGTTTAACAGATAAACGTTTAATGTAGCAGATGAAAACGGGTCAAAACTTGATGAGTAAGGACCTGTAGCGTCACCCATAGTACGTCTAAATACCTGTCTAACTGAACTAACTTCTTGCGGAAGTGTGTAAGTGTTTTGATTTTCCTGCATTTCAATAACAGCATAACTTTCTTCATAAGCGTTCTGAG